GCCACACGAGAGTAAGTGAAACAATCAATAGTTACCTTACTCTTTTTAAATTTAAAAATCATTTTGTTTCTAGTTCCAATGTAATTTTATCCAATTCTGCGACTGGATCCCATTCTTTATATTCCTCTGAGAGTCCACGCCACTGTGCAACTTTAATGTCATCACCATCCCAACGTGCCCACTTCTCACCATCCCAGTTACAATACTGAGGATATGGCCATGCTTTAGTGGTCACTTCATATCGACCAATATATGCAGGTTTAACTTTCTTATCGAACCAGTCTGTACGATCCAACTCAGCCATCTGCTCTTCGTATTGCTCTTCCTCATAGCGATCGCACTCATCCATTAGACCAGCAAAGTCGATCAAATCATCTGGGAGATTTTGAATTGACTCACGATCTGTAATGTCATACTCATAGTAGTCATCGAAACCATCTTCAAACTTACCAACAAAGACCATTCCAGGTTCATGATACAATGCGCTGACAGACCATCCTTCTTCTTCTAAGAATGCATAAAGAGTAGTTGGAGGTGACCATGCAGAGTCAAAGTTCATGCGGATGCAGTTATCATCATATCGTTCCCAGTCATGTACTGAAACATCCCACTTCGTACCCCAGTTATCAACAGACCAACCATAGTCCCATTCACCTGCAGGATTAGGACGTAGGTGATTCAGTGGTTCTGACTTTTCTTTTTGCAGTTCTGCTTCAAGTGCATCAATTTTAGTGATGTCTTCATTTCTAAGTTCAACAGTGTTGTAGCACCAATTAGGCATAATATATCTCCATTCTATAAAGGTAATTTCGGAAACTCGGAAAACTCAACTACTTTAATCCCACATTGTTCATATCTATCTGCTGCTTCTTCTAATTTCTTGGCAGTTCTCTTACCAGCATTTTTTAATCTCTCATTTTCTTCTTGTGTAACAATAGTTGCTTTGTTATACTTCAAGAGATACTTTTTAACTTGATCTGAATTCTTAAATTCTTTCTTCATTACTTTAGTCTTTAAGATTCCTAAAGGAAACTCATGTTCGACTGTAAACATTCGTTTCTTAAGATCTTTTTGATAACCCTTACGTCTCTGTCTTATAGTTCTGGCTGCAGTTCCATCATCATTATAGATCTGTTCATTCCAAAACATATTGAGTGCTTTCTCACTCCACCAAACACCCTTGCTTAAAACATACTCGCTGGTATGAGTCACACTCGGCACATCACAACTTAAAGCATCAGAACAAAGACGTGCATTAATGTCTACTGTTTTCTTCTTAGTTGTTTCTGGTAGATCAATGAATTGAATATCATAAATCTGTTTAGCAAAATAATCTATAACTTGTAAAACTTCAGGTCTCATTTAACTTCGCTTTGATTCTCTTGGTTATTGCAAATGCTTCGGGCATGCCCTCTGCTTCCATAATATCGTCATAAAATTCATCTTTGGCTTCTTGTATCATCACAGCGACTTTCATACAGTCCTCTGCTGACATAGAGTTTAGAAGCATCGTAAATTCATCATCCTTGAGAGACATTAAAAATAGTAGGAAGTCTTTGTCTTCTGGTTTAAGATGTTGCACTTTCTTTAACTTTCTTAGGGAGTGGTGGGATGAATCCAGCATCACTGACTAATTTCCTAGTAATCTTAGGATACAATTTATGTAAAGTCTGGTCTTTGGCTGCAATAATAATCTTGGCTTCTTCTTCCTTTAATCCTTCGATAAAAGAAATGAATAGACTCTCACGCTTTAGTGGTTTAAGATCTGCACGACAAAAGATATAAAGTTTCTTCATCTCGCTAAACAGATTCGTTGGTGTCATACCAAGAGGTTCTGGAGCAGGTGTGTAAGGTGGAGTACCTTCTGGAAGAATCATTTTCTTTTCTGGAAGAAAAGCATACTCAAAAAGAATCTTTAATGGAACATCATTCTTGTAATTTTCAATCGCCTTAGGATTCTCTTGGATCTCCTCAAGGACTTGCACGATAAATTTTCTCATTTAGAATTCCTCAATCTCATCTAATAAAAGTCGGCAACGATGTTCCATGAGATAGTTCATGATTGACATTTTGTCACCTGTAGGTTTACTACTTAGGTACTCTGCGATAATGTCTGACCTAATTTGCTCAGGAATGTGTTGGAAGTCTACCAGCGTAGCGTTACGATGCCAGTTGCGTCGTTCCTCATCGTTCTTACAAGCAATGAAACCATTCTCAATGAATTCAGCAAGTCGTTTGGCACTCACTGGCTTTTGTCTGTCACCAGATGAGAAGATGTCATCTCGGCTAAGAACATTGGGCACTCCATCACCAGCGTCACCCTTGACAATGTGTTCGATTTTATACTCAATGATTTCTCGTTGAGTCGCAGTGATGTATTTCTTTTGCATCGGAGACCACTGTCTCACTGTAGGATATAGTTGCAGCTGTTTGAAGTCTTTGTCAGAAGAAAGGATAAGAATCTTCTGAGGTTCTTCAACCAAACCTTCTTGAACCAACTGATTGCTCTGAGCCCATTCAGTCAATACTGCAATAATGTCATCGGCTTCACAACGATCAAGATGCATAACACGATATGGAAAGTGTTTGGCAATGTCCTGACGCATTTCATTCAATGTGTCAAAGATCAAGTGCCAGTCCAAGTCAGAAGCATCACGTGTTTTCTTTCTTCCATCTTTATAGTATTGGAAGAATTCTCTGCGCCAGTATTTACGACCATCGCAACAGATGATGACTTCTCCATATTCTTTGCCATACTTTTTCTTGTATGACTTAATAGTGGACAGTGTCACATGACGAATTAGGTTTTTAATCTCACTCTCAGTACCCTTCAACTCTCGCTGGAATGTTAGGATAGCACTAAGAGCAACCTGTGAATAATCAATTAATATCATTTCTTTCCTACTTTATCTGCAGAATAAAGACCAACATCATTTCGTTCAACATACTTACCACCACCATTTGGATCTTGAACCCATTGCTTGTCATCAATCCTTGTTAGGAATATGGAGTTACAATATCTTCCGTCACCACTATACTTCGGCATATCTTGTTCGGATTCTAACTTAGATACTTCATGCCATGTATTAGATGTGATAAGAACTACTCTATTATCTACAACTTCGATTGTAGCTTTCTTCTCACTGTTGTAAGAATGTAAAATTATCTCTCCACCCTTAAACTTTTTGGGCTGAGTGTGGAAATAACTTAATAATGTATAAAACGATGCATCCACATGCGCACCATAGTAGTCAGCATTCTGGTAATAAGAAAGAAGGTGGGATCTATGGTTGCAATAAAACAGAGTTTTATATAACTGATTATGAGAGATCAATCCATCATGAAATTCTTTTGAGTTCATTTGATGAACAGATGATGAAATTAATGCTGAGTGTCTCCAATTCAGAAAAACAGATTCAAGAAAGATTCCACTCTTGGATGCCAATGCACCATATTCGTTTTCTGCAGTTGATAAAGAACTCTCGCTAACTAATACACTTTCTTTGGTTAGCCACTTTAACTCTGTGTGGATTTCTTTTAATTGTTCTTCAGTAAAAAAGTTATCAATAACGACAGCATTGATACCCTCATCAATGTATTGAAAATCCATTAAAATGCTCCGAGAAGAATACACTCTTCATTGATGCGACCATTTGGTGTACTCGATTTTGTTGTTAGATTTTTGATCGCACTGTTCAGCGCACGTTTGCCCATGGACAATCCCTTAAAGAATTCCTCTGGCTTACGCAACATCTGAGTCTTGGAATTCTTAATGTCGAATCCAAGGATTGTCGTACCCTTAACAGAAAGAGTTCCATTGTCTGCCTTGTAGACAGTTACTTTACGATACTTAGTATTATACACCCACAACTCGCTAGAAGTCAAAATATCTTCTGGCTTGCAAGACTTGAGTTTGAGTTCTGGAAATTCTTTCATGAATTTCATTTTGGATACCACTTTAGTTGGTGAAGTGGCTTTGCGTTTGCGTGGAGCACGATTCGCTTTAGCAGTCTGCACCATCTGCTCGCAATCTTCGATAATCTGTCCGATAAATTTGTGGAATGCCTTCAACTCACGCTTGTTGAAGTTGCTATACCCTTCGACCAGTTGCGGATCTTCTCCATTGATTGCGTCTGCAACTTCGTTGTATAGTTTGATATAGTTCTCACCAATTCGTTTTGCGATGGGCGCAGATACTTCTTTAGATAAGAGATAACTCTTGGCAGAGAATGAATTGTTCTTTTCGAGAACAAAGTCATCAATAGCACCATCGATGTCACCAGAAAGTTCACGTGCTTTCTCATCCATACGATCTTGAATGGATGCAGCCACTGGAACGGCAACTTCTTTGCTTTCTTTAATTTTCTGAGGTAGTTTTTCTTTGGCGATGATCACACGAACCATATTCTCAATGGCTTGCATGTGGTCGTCAATCAGAGTGTTACCATTAGATACGAGACGACACAATGATCCAAGTTGACGGATTTCATAGTCATCTGCTTTGTTGATAGCCAACACCTCAGCCTTGCGACCAAGTTTGGCGAAATATTCTAACGCAAATTTACGACGCTTCTTGTCGTCTGCGTTGTCACGATACCACACCAGTGCATTGG